CTATTTATAATTACATTAGGATACTAGACTATTTGATAAATACATTTACAAAGGAACAAAAGATGATAGTAACATTAACCAATGAAGCAAAAGAGCAGATGAATAATATGCTAAAAGAGACAAAGAAACCAGCAGTACGCCTATCTATGAAGGGTGGCGGATGTGCAGGAATGACATATGATTGGACTATGGCAGACGCTATAGAAGATAAAGACGAAGTGATCGACTTAGATCATGGTAAGTTTTGTATTGACACATTAAGTCAAATGTATTTAATAGGGTCAACTATCCACTATAAAAAAGAAGTCTTTGGTTCATTTTTTGATATTTCAAACCCAGCAACCAAAAATAGTTGTGGTTGTGGCGAATCCGTAGGATTTTAGTAAATGGCTAAACAAGATATTAACATAGGTGTAGAAGGTAACGACGGTACTGGTGATAGTATACGTGAATCGTTTCGTAAAGCAAATGAAAACTTTACGGAACTATATGCAGTATTCGGCCAGGGCGGACAGATATCTTTTAGAGCATTAAGTGATGTTCCAGATCAATTAGGGGCATTTAAAATACCTCAATCAAATGCAGGTGGCGATATCATATTAATGAAGACCCTGCAAGGTGGACAAGGTATTACTGTTGACTCAACACTAGATGATAAAATTACAATTAGTAATACTGGAACTATTATTAGTTCAGATACTATTCCAAGTCTTGGAGGTCCATTAAATGCGGCTAACCAAGGTATTGCTAATCCAAATATTTCTTCAGCGGCTGTAACGGCTCTAAACGCATCACATGGCACATCATTTACACTTGACGATTTAGTTATTACTAAAGGTTACAGTGATTCACGTTATTTAAGATCAGCAGGTGGTCCAGGAAGTTCAGGACAAATTAGAGCAAGAATAGAACCTGGAAACGCTACTGCTTATACATTTACAATTGAAAGTTTTTCCGGCGGCGATATTATAGCAACTGCACATGGCTTTGAAGGAAGTTCAAATGGTATTGCATACAGATATAATTCAACAGGAACTGACGCTACTGGATTATCATCAGGAACAGTTTACTACTTAAGATATGTTAGTGCAAATCAATTAAGTCTTCATACAAGCGAACTTGAAGCACAGAATAATGACGATGGTACTAGAGTAAAAATTAGTGTACCAGGCGGTAGTGGTAGTGGCACACAAACAATGTTTGATGCCGCATACGATAGTATATTAGCTGGTAACTGGATTTCTACAGAAGCACTTCCAAGAAAATCTGTTGTAAGACGCCAAGGCGACTCAATGGAGGGTACGTTATACCTAAGTGATCATCCAGGTGCTCACGCAAACGCTACTCCACAATCACCTTATGCAAAATCATTAATAGATGCAAATAAAGAATGGTTAGCTGATGAAGTGATGGCTTGGTTTGATATAAACAATCCAGGTGTTCATAGTGCTGGCGCGGCAAATTATACTACAACTGGTGCAGTATATACACCAACAACAGGAGAACTAGTATTAACAATTGGTTCACATCCTTTAGTAGTTAGTAATCTTGTTAAGATTGTTACAGACAGTATAACATTTACTTGTGCCCTAGATAGTCATACAACAAATCATACATATCCAAGAGCAACTGGATCAAGTTCACCTGGCGGGGAAGATCCTGCTAATAATACAGCACTTACAATCACGGCTGTTGGCGCAACAACAATTACAGTAAACGTTGGTATATCAAGTAATACCACAGCACATACATTTGTAAGTGCAACTGGTAGTAATGTATTAAGCAACCAACGACATGATAAGTGTGAAAGAGATACAAAATATAATATTGATGCACTTGCACATGATATAAAATTTGGTGGTAACTCAGAATCAATTAGAGTTGCTAACCTTTATTGGGATGGTGCTAGTTCACAATTAGGTTCGGGCGAAATAGCTTATGCTGTAGCAATTAACGAAAAAATAAGAGATATTATTAAAGACCATATTTTAACAAATACGGCATATACAACACAACAATCGCCAATAGTTACTACACAATCAACGCAGGCAAATGATGGTGAATCAGGATCAGGACAAAGAGTAATAGATCTAGTTACTATTATAAATGCTATTACAACAACAGGCCCGAGTGCGGCTCCGGCAGTTGTACCTGCTACAAACCCAGATGTATTACAAGCGGCATCAAAATATTATGTTGATAATTCTGCACACGCATCACAAACAAATTTATATGTAAGTGCCCACGGCGACGACACTATGAAGGGTGTACCTACTGGTGACGAAGGTAGAGCATTAAACTATGCATACAAAACAATACACGCCGCGGCCCTTAAAGCTGAAGAAATAATTGATACTTCACCATTAGGTATTGGGCCATATGTACAGACAATAACTTATAACGCAGGAAATAATACTTCAACTGTTACTACAAGTGGTGTAAAAACTAGTAGTGGTTACGAAGAAGTAAAAATATTAACAGATGCAAATAGAAACTTTATTATTGCAGAAACTGTAGCTTATATTAATCAAGCATATCCAGAACACGTATATTCAAGAGATTTATGTGAAAGAGATTTAGGTTATACATTAGACGGAATTGTGTTAGATATGTTAGATGGTATAACAGCCAACTACCATGCTATTAACACTGGTTATAGATATTACAGTTCTACAAGCGGACAAAAAGCAAGAACATCACAAAGTACACAAACTCTTGCGGCACAGAATTTTGCTAAAGGCTTACACGCTAAAATTATTGCTAATCTTACTGAAACAAATCTATACCAAAGCACATATTCACAAGTAATTGACACAGGGCAAGTAGTTGATGCTCCAGGGCAAGTAGCTGTTGGAGCCAAATGGGATATTGTTATAGGACTTATAACAGGCCCTAGTTATAAATCAGCACCACAACTAGTTGAAGGTAGTACTTGGGAAATTACAATTTATAATGGTAGCAACGGTTATGTTGACCAAGCTAATCCTGTAAACAACGATCTTATTCCAGGTAAAATTCTAAAAGGATTAACTTCTCATGCTGTTGGACGAATTGTAAAACATACACAAGGTGCTTCTAATGATACAATTGAATTAGAACTATTAGAACCTATAGAATTTACAGTAGGTGAGGAATTAGAATTTGGTTATAAAGTTCCATTACCACAAATTACAATTCATCTAGAAAGTGGAACATACTTTGAACATTATCCTATTAAGGTTAGTAATAACGTTTCAATTAAGGGTGATGAATTTAGACGTGTAATTATTAAACCTAAACAAGGCGTATCTGAAAGTGCTTGGAACAAAATACATTTTTATAGAGATCCTACGTTTGATGGAATTGCACTAACATCTGAACTTAATCCTAATGCAGTAACGCTTCTTGAATTAAACAAAGAATATATTAAAGATGAAGTTATTGCTTATATTCACGCAACATATCCTAGCTTCCTTAATGCAAGTGACAGTCAAAAATGTGAAAGGGATATGGGGTTTGTTATTGACGGAATTATATTTGATTTAAAATGGGGTGGTAATTCTAAGACGCATACAAACGCTGACAAGTATTGGTTTGGTGCAACAACACAAGTGCCAGGTGCACAAGTTCAAACAGGTGCCGCAATTGGTCACATGAAGACGCTTGTTGGTAGCTTTATTTTTACTAATACAGTAAACAGTTCATTACAATCAGTTACTACACAAGTTTTAGATTCTACAGTAGCTGAAGCAGGAGCAGTAACTAAAAATGGTGAATTACTAGACTTCTTAAAATTAGTTATTGAAAGTGGACTTACTCACTTACCAGACTTTGACGATCCAAGCTATGGATACCATTACTTAACTGATAAAACAAATGTAGCTAGTGCGGCAAAAGATAACGAAGACATGGATGTCTTCTTATTGAACGATGCTACTATATTAAGAAATATAACTTGTGAAGGTCACGGCGGGTTTATGTGTGTACTTGATCCAGATGGTGCAATTTTAACTAAATCACCTTATGGTCAAACAAACTCAAGTTTTACAAGAGCCACAGGCATTAACAAAAAGATATTTAGAGGTGGACTATACATTGATGGTTTTGCTGGAAACATTACTACAGTAGTTAACAGTAAAGCTAATAACTTTTCACTAAACGTACAAAGTTTAGTTGGACAAGGTTTACGATTAAAGAAACCACAAGTACCAAGTCCATTTTATATTGACGGTATTAGATACCAAGTTGATGCTGTTACAAATTATGATAAAGAGGCAGGTACAGCAACGCTTCTTTTAAATCCAACATCGGGTGTTAGCAACGGCGGGTTTACACAACCTATGCCAACAGATATTACTTTACAAACTTCGGGTAACAGAAGTATGTTGGCTAACGACTTTGTACAACTCAACGATATGGGTTATGGTACTGTTTGTAATAACGGCGGACTTGCAGAACTAGTTTCACAGTTTACATATTATTGTGAAGCGGCTTATTATGCAAACAACGGCAGTGACATTAGGTCGTTAAACGGTTCTAACTCTTATGGTACATACGGACTTGTAGCATCAGGTTCAGATCCAAATGAAGAACCGGATCTAGTAACAACTGAAGAAAACATGGTGCAAACTGCTAGAGTTTATGACGATGGCGGAACATACAATCACCCAGTTGACGGACTAAAAATATTTGTTACAAACACTGAATACTTACCACACGCAAAAAGTGAAGTAGAAATTGATCACGGAGTAAATGGTAGAGCTAGATATGAAATTTCAACAGTACAAGCAACTGCATTTACTGGTTCAATAACTAATATTACAGCACCAAGTCACGGAAGATCAGTAGATGATAGGATTGAAATCCGTGATATGGTTATTGCTTGTACTTTAGGAACTAAAACATATCCTGTTACAACACCATCAACAGGCTTTACAGTTTTAGGAACTGGTTTAACAGGTGATACATTTGAAGTTAACTTAGGTACAAGTGCAATTGCCCACACATACGTTAGTGGAGGCTTTCTTAGTGCTGGTTCACGTATAGCCGTTACAGCGGCAACTTACGATAACGGTACAGGTATTATGTCTGTTAGTGTAGCAACCGCACACGGATTATCGGCATCAGACCCAATTGATTTATATGGTTTAAAATTTACTTGTGCTTATGGTGTTCACGTTTATCCGGCACCAACACAATCAGGTATCTTTAATATAACTAGTGTACCTGACGATGATACAATAGGATTCTTCCTACCACCTAGTGACATTGAACAAACTTGGCAAAGTGGTGGTACTTCTAAACTAATAGCATTAACGCCAGTTGGACCTCCAATTGTACTTACTAATTTTGTTTATGATAATACAACTGGTTTAGTTACAGTTACAATGGGTAGTGCCCACGGATACGGTAAACTTGATTATGTTCTTGTACTTGATGTAACATTATCTTGTAAGTACGGAGAAAAAGTATATCCAGATTCTACAAAGAGTTCAGGTATATTCCAAATTTATGATGTACCTGATGCAACGAGTTTTGTATTTGATGCAGGTAAAAATGGAATAGCACATACTTACGTTAGTGGTGGTTCAGTACATAAACATACATACACTACAAGTTTTCCGATTAACATAACAGGATTTAACTTTGCAAACGAAAGTAGAAGTGAAGCTGTTTATCAATTAAATCTTGCTACAACAGGACAAGACAATACTACAAAATCAGGATTGCTTGCCACTCTAGCAAATGATGACAAAGTTATTATTAGAAATAACTTAAACTTTAAATTCGCAGGTGTTGATACAACAACTACTAAACCTAGTACAGCTATTACACTTGATGAAAATTCAGATATAACATATAGATCAATTAACTATGGATTAACAGATTCAATCGGAGGCGCTTTAGGGGCAACTGAAAGAGTTATTACTTTTGATAGTACATATAGATATATTAAATTAATTATTGACAATACTGAGTCACAAAATAGTACTTACGCAGGCACAGGTACTACAATGGGTGATACTGCTGGCGACGTTGTTATTGCTATTGGACTAGTATCTAATGCATCAGATATAAATCGTTTAAATGCAGGTGATATGATTTTTGCTTGGGATGGTAAAACTCATATTATTAACAATTATATTAATAGAGGTTTATTTGCTACTATTAGCATTTCAGATCTTATACATTCAGATATTAACTTTCCATTAACAGCTTCAGGGCTTGTTAGTACAGTAAGAAATACAGTTAGTGTTGTTACCCTTAGAGTTGGGCTACAGAAAGAAGAAGGCGGTGCTATTACAATTAACATTTCCACTTGTAGAGCAACAGGACATGATTTCTTAGATATTGGTACAGGTGGATTTAATACTACAAACTATCCCAATGTTACATTAGGTGATCCGGCACAACTTGCAGATCAAGAAAAAGAAGTTGATGAACGAGGCAAAGGTAGAGTATTCTATGTAAGTACAGACCAAGATGGATTCTTTAGAGTAGGTAAATTCTTTACAGTTGATCAAGGTACTGGTACAGTTACATTCTCGGCAAGTATTGCTTTAAGTAACTTAGACGGATTAGGATTTAAACGTGGTGTTGTAGCTAGTGAATTTAGTGCAGACGATGCCATGACAGACAATGCTAGTGATTCAGTACCAACTGAGTCAGCAGTAAGAGGTTACGTAAACAGACGTTTAGGATTTAACCACGGTGGCGCGGCTGTAAGTAATGGAATAGGCCCAGGTGCATTAGCTAGAAGTGGTGTACTATCATTCACTGGCGATCAAAATGCTGGCGGAACTTATACCGTTGTAAACTTAAGAGATCCTGCAGGTAATCAAGATGCGGCTACTAAGAGTTATGTTGACGGATTAATTCAAGCTGGTGATACAATTCCAGAAAATATTGATTTTGAAACTAACAATCTTGCTGGAAACCAATTAATTGTAACAACAGGTAAATTTAGAATTTATACAGCACCAGCTAGTGGTGGTAACTTCCAACTTTTAGATACTATTACTGGTAGTGGTACTGGTGCAACAGGTACAATTGTTGATATACAAAATGTTAACTTAAATTCAGTTGCACATAATTTAATAACATATACTTGGACATCAAGTCCAACACAATTTTCTACATCAGATATTATCGATACTGGTGGTGGGGTTACTGGACAAGCAAAATCAGGACCATACGAAGAATTTGCAAATGGCGTAGAAGAAGCGGCTACAGATGTTACACTTCATGTTGAAAGAACAGCAACTGGGGCAACAGTAGAACTTAGATTAGTTGCTGATAGAATTATAAACGCAGATGTTAAATCAGATGCTGGAATAGTACAAAGTAAATTAAACTTAAATGCGGCAACTACACGAGCAAACGCTACAGCAATTACACAAGCAGATTTAGGTGTTGCTAGTTTTGATAGTGGTAGCTTTACAGCAACTAACGGTTGGCTGGAACTAACAACTGCCGGAGTTAATTATGATAAAATAATTAATATTGCTGATAAAACAGCATTAGGTAATAATTCAGGTGTTTCAGGAGCAGTTGCAGAAGTTACATTTGCAGACATTGTAGCAGGTGGTGGTGGTGTTATTGAACCTATTTCAACAACTGGTGCCGCAGACGCACTTGTTAAAACAGACGCACTAGGTATTGGTAGTCTTCAAGGATTAAAAATTGATAGTTATCTAGTTGTAGATACTACAGGAACTACTATTAATTTAAGTACGCCAGGTGGTGCAGTATTCATGAGTTCAGTTGGATCAACTACTCCAACTGTTAGTATGTCAGGAAGTCTTAACATTGGTGCTACAGGTGTATCAGAAGGTAACTTCCAACTTAACTCAGCACTTGCTGGAGAATCAAGATTAGCAGTTGACTGGATACACAGTTCATTTGTTGAAGCGCCAGGCGAACTTGATGCGGCAAGTACAGGTATTAGTATAGGTGCAAATACAGGATTTAGTGCTACAGGAGAAATTAGTCTTGTAGCTGATGGTACCACAGTACTTAAAGCAACGTCAACAGGATTTGAACCTGGACTTGATAATGTATATAACATTGGTTCAGCAACTAAAAAATACAATACAATTTATTCAACAGTCTTTAGTGGAACTGCAACAGAGGCACGTTATGCTGACTTGGCAGAGAACTATGTAGCTGACAACGAATACGACCCTGGAACAGTTGTAATATTTGGTGGCGAAGAAGAAATAACAATTACACACTTACACCAAGATGATAGAGTTGCTGGAGTTATTTCAGAACATCCTGCATACTTAATGAATTCAGAGCAAGAAGGTATTAACGTAGTACCAGTTGCATTACAGGGTAGAACTAAAGTTAAAGTTGTTGGCATGGTTAGAAAAGGTGCTATGCTTGTAACAAGTTCAGAAGAAGGATATGCTTGTGCATCTAGTAGTCCAGTTATTGGTACAGTTATAGGTAAAGCATTAGAAGAAAAATCGACTGCTGAAAAAGGCGTTATTAACGTTGTGGTAGGAAGAGTATAATGGCACAACAAAATATTAACATAGGTAGTAGTGCAAACAAGGGTGACGGAGATCCAATCCGTACAGCCTTTACTAAAGTTAATGCTAACTTTACAGAACTATTTGCAAGACATGACGGCTCAATAGCTCATATTCAAGATATTAAAGGTTCTGTATTTGGTGATGATTCAACAGTCTTAGTTGACGGATTAAACAGTACAGTAAACTTAGATGGAACTGTTAAAGGAAATATTATTCCTGACACTGATGTTACTTACGACATAGGATCTAGTACAAAAAGATTTAAAGATTTATACCTTAGTGGAAACACTATTCATTTAGGAACTTCTACATTAAGCGTAGA